GATACGGCGACCACCGAGATCTACACTCTTTCCCTACACGACGCTCTTCCGATCTATCCCTGGCCTGCCGGGCTTCCTGGGTCAGTTGGTAGGCTTTATTGACGCTCATAGTGCCCGCCTTCACCGCTTCCTTGACCTCCTCGGCGCCATGCTCCAGGACAGTCCGGGCCTTCTCCACCTTGGCCCGGGAGGTGCCTACAGTTGCCGCAGTTTTCTGGGCGGACTTATCCTGTCGTTTCCGGGACGATTTCGGTTTGGTAATGGCCTCACTTGAGGCTTTGACCTCTTTGGGCCTGACATATTGATTTCCCCTGAATCCTTCTGTTGCACCTCTCTCCTTCCGGCTGTCCAGGGCTTCGATGCACCGGAGGATTTCCGCATCCGTCAGGTTCCGCCGGTTCCGCTGGTTGTGGATGGCATACTCTAAGGCTTGTTCCTCATTCTGGAACCGGTAGCCAATAGTAGGCACATTTTTTATATCGGCCCTCTTAGCCGCCTCTAACCGGCTATGACCATCAATCACAATGTTAAGCTCTTTCCAGATGGTAATAGGATGAGCATGATCATAGTTATTGCGGAGCATGTCCTCTGTGAGGGCATCCACAATTTTGGAGTCAACGGGGAACAAGTCTTTAAAAGGGCTCTTGGTTATTAATTTCTCGACTTCCATTTTTTAACCTCAAATGGGCCTGGGGAATGATTCGCCAGTTTTAGGGGTCCAGCGCAAGACCTGCAATTTCTTGTTATTACGCCAGGCGTTCCAGGCTTTGATAGTAATTGCGATAATGTAATGCTGCTGCAATTTAGCCACGGAACCCTTGTTCTGGAACATCTTATTACGCAAGGCCAGAATTGGGTCATTTACAGGTAAGCCGGCCCCCGATCTCAGACCTTCATAAAACAGATCTGCATCAACCGCGTCTTTTTCTGAGAAGATGTAATGGCAGAAGGTGCCGATCGAAGGTGGTAGAACATGGATTACCTGGGCCGCAACCTTGGCGCTATGGGCCAGGCCGGGACAGTTGCTTAACAATGATTCAACCTGGTCGTTAGTAGGCATAGCAGTGTGCCTAAAACTGCCTTGCGTGTAGCGATACAACAGATTGGTCGCAGCACCAATAAACTTGCTGTAATCATAACCGCAAATATTCGCAATGTCGGCATAGCTCCTTTTGGTGCCGTTGTCCGTAGTCACGAAAGCACGGGGAGGAAGATTATAAGCGACAATGGACCTGACAGGCTGGCCAGCCAAAATAATGGCATTAAGACGGTTCTGACCATCCGTGAGATTGTGGTGAGTATCAAAACCGATACCATTGGAGTTAATAACCCAGGCGCCCCTTTTAATAGCCGCAGCCGTGCTATTGATAAAGTTTTTCTTTAAGGTACGATTGCGCTTTGTATTAAAGGACAGCATTTCCTTAGCAATCTCGGGGGTGATCGTCATGATTTTGCAGTAAACATCTGTCTTCGACCCATCCGTCCCCGGCGGGTAACGATGTCCATCTTTCCTAAACATGATTTTTCCTCTCCTTTTTTTAGGCGTCAAATTGACACCGTGTTTTTGAGTTCCCAGCCGGCGAAAAAGTATCTCAGGGCGTCCACCGCGTGGTGCTCACCCTGGCCAGGTTGGTGTTTCAGGTATCCGGTCAATTCCCGGATCAGGTTCTTGCAGCGATGATGGATCAGGAGGCCGGGAAGACCGTCAGGCTGAACCTTCAGCCAGCGGCGCACCAGTTCCTGGCCCGCCTCCACACTACGTCGGGGGGCCTTAACTTCGAGGCCCAGGACTTCCGACAACACCGCTCGTTTCTCGGGGTCAGAGGGATCGCAGAAGGCGCCGGTGAGCTGGCCGTAACCGGCGACCTGGTGCAGTTGCAGGAGCGTCCGGCCGTTCTCGGCGGTGGTGCGGTAGCGCTGGTAGTATTCAGCCAGCACCAGGACCCGCTCTCCTTTATCGATGGGCTGAATCCACAGGCAGGCGAAGGGATTGCGGTAACCGAAGTCGATGCCCAGGTAGAGTTCTCCGTCGGGCCGATAGGTAAACACAGCAAGGTTGCGGTTCATTTCAAGTCTCCCGGTTTCAAATTCATCTTGCCCAGGAACCGGCCGGCCGCCTCTTTCTTGAGCAAGGCCTCGGCCTGGTGGGACAGGCTGCCGTCGGGGAAAACTACCCTGTTAGCTTTGAGCACCTGGAATCCCCGGATCGCCGCCAGGGTGCTTATCTGGGCCAGTTCGGCCCATTCATCGAAATCGACCCTGACCTGCTCCCAGACCTTTTCCAGGTCGATCTCCTCTCCCGGCCCCGGTGGGGGCGGCAGAAACTTTTTGACCCGGGGCCAGGTGGCGGCCAGGCGGAAGAGGGTCTGGTCCTGGGCCAGCAGAGCCGCACCCAGGAAGCCCTGGGGATCATCCGAGGCTCGGTAAGGGAGCAATGCTTCAGCCCAGCCCATGGCAGACCTCCTTTGGGGAACCCTCTTCATCCTGGGCTTCCTCATCTTTGAGTTGCTCTAGCCCGATCCTGGCCAGTTCCATCAATTTAAGAAAAGCGGCGGCGGAGTTCTTGATCTGGCAGCGCTTCTTGATCCGCACGATGAGCTCGAAAAAGGCGTCATAGGTCTTCAAGTTGGCCAGGTACACCACATCCCCGGCAAAGGCCGCGGCCGTCTCTTTCAGCAGTTGATCCAGGTCCAGGAGTTCCTCGGGCAGGAACAGGAAGTTAGTCAGCTTGTAGCGCAGGCGCTGTTCACTGATGGCCGCAAACTGAATGCCTTCGAGCGCCTTCAGGGTGTCGGAGTCCAGCCCGGCGTACATCCTGGCCTGCACGTCCTGGATGCTCTCCCACAAGTCCTTCAGGATCACCAAGTCGTCCTGGCCGGCGATGGCGTTGTGGGAAAGCTGGATGGCCATCCTCTCATCCACGTCCTTTTCGTCTGCGATTACCAGCACCAGGACTTGCTCCACCCCGGCCTGCCGGGCCGCCATGACCCGGTGGTTGCCGGAGAGCACCCGGAGCTTCCCGTCTTTCTCCCGGTAGCACAGGGGCAGGGAGGACAGGTTGCCGTCCTTCTTGACGTTTTCCACCAGGTTCTGGAACTGCTCCGCCTTCATGTAGCGGGCGTTCTTCTCCAGGAGCCTGAGCTCATTAGGCTCCGTCAGTTCCAGGCGATAAGGGAACAGGCCCGATAGCTTTTCATTGAGTAGGTTCAGGGCTTCTCGTATTTTTTCAGCCATAAGGGGATCACCTCTTTCAGATTCAGGATGCCCATCTGGGTCTCGTAAACCAGCTTCCCCGGGTCCCGCCGGGCCAGCTTATAAAGCCCCCGGTACTTCATGGACACGGGCTTGTCGGTGAAGACCATGGTGCGGCACCTGGAGATTTCCAGCAGAAACTTCTCTTCCAACAGCCTGCGTACTTCCCTGGTCTGGGTCACCAGGACCAGGAGTTTGGCCAGGCGCCGATAGCGCCCGGAGTTGACCACGAAGTCGGCCAGCAGGTACACGTCGCCTCCCCCCTGCATCCGGGAGTAGATCAGGAACCCGAAGACCTTCCCGTCCACCGCGGCCACCAACGGGACCTCGCCGTCCGCCGGAATACCCACCCCCTTGGAGAGGTAGACGTCCCGGTAGTAGTTCACCACCCGGTTAGTGGTGGGGATCAGGGTAAGCTGGGACTCCGGGGTGATCGCATCGTCATCGGATAAGCGGATGAAGGGCACGAACTCGGCATGGCGTTGCTGCTTCAGAACTCCCCGGCGCAAGGTCTCCATGTTGGAATAGACGTAAACCGGCTTCATCCGGGCTTTGCGCACCACCGCCACCATGGGCAGGCCCTCCACCACCCGGTCGTCCAGGTAGAGGTAGTCCTGGGCCTTCATCTTCTCCAGGATGGCGGCCTTGCGTTCGGCATCGATCAACCCGTAAGCCGGCCGGTCCCAGTCGAATATTTCCTCCAGGCGCTTGAACATGCGCTCGTAGCCCCCGGCATAGGTGGGGAGAAAAGCCACGGCCACCGCGTCCTGGGGCATCTCGTCCAGGAGGTCGAAGATGTCCTTGCTGGTGTATGCCTCCAGCCTGACTTCCTGCTTGCGTTCCCGGAGCCTGGCAACCGTGGCCTTATGAAAGCCCTCGAAGTTGTTCAGGTAGTGGGCCCAGTGCCTGACCTTGAAGACGTTGTCCGCCTTCTCGTATTTCAGGGCCTCCAGGAGCACCATGACCGCCGCGGCTTTGGCCTCCACGTCGCCAAGGTAGGAGTTGAGCCAGGAAAAGGCTTCCTCCCGCACCGTGAGGTTAAAGTCCTGCCCGGCCAGGTAAGCCCCCAGGACCGAGGAATAGAGCGAGACATCATTGCCCCAGATCCTGGCCTTGGGAGCATACCGGGAGAGAATCTGCTCCACCGTGAAGGCCCCCGAGCAACCAACGTAGACCTCCCGGCCATTGAAGGCATGGCCCTGGTTGCCCAACCAGCGTCGACATTCTGCGTTTATGCTACCAACGAAGCCCATATCGGTTCCTCATGGAGCGGAGAGGTGGAGTCGAACCACCAGCAACATCTGGTCGATAATGCCCTGGCCGCCAGTCCCCGCACACTATCTCCTCTCTTGTAGTTCTCGCAGCCATGCAGCATGGCGCTTGAGCTTGGGATTGAACTCATCCACCATCAGCCCTAGCTCTTTCTGCAGCCAGGCGGCCACCACCCGGCGATGGCAAAACTCCCCGGGCGCCTCCCAACATAGGAGGACAACGTTGTCTCCTCCCAGATCCCGTAAGGCCTGGGCCGCATCCAGCCGGTCCAGAACCTGGGCCTTATAGAGCTTGATGAACCGGGCGTTGTCGTTAAGCTTCACCAGGTTCCAGGGCGGAGCCAGGGGTTTGTATCTCTTGCCTTGCCAGCCCCGGGGAATGCCCTGGGAGATGGCCACGGCCTGGGGCAGGTGACCGGCGATCTTGAAGTTACTGGTGAAAATCATCTCGGGTCCTCAAAACGGCACGTCGCCAGCGGAGTCGTCCGCTCGCCTGTTGTCCAGCATCACCATGGAATCCATGCGGACATCGGCGGAGGTCCGGCTTACCCCGGAGTTGTCCTCCCACTTGCGGTAAACCAGCTTGCCTTCCAGGTAGATGCGGCTTCCCTTGTGCAGGTACTGGCTGCAAATCTCGGCCAGCTTCCCCCAGGCCACGATCCGGTGCCACTGGGTCTCTTCCCGGCGCTGTCCCGAGGTCTTATCGGTGAACCTCTCGGTGGTTGCCAGGCTGAAGTTGGCCACCGGCTTGCCGCTGGCGGTGTAGCGGACCTCCGGGTCACCTCCCAGGTGGCCGATCAACATCACTCTGTTCAACATCGTTCCTCCATCATGTCAGCCAGCGCACCCTGGGCGTGGCCTCGTAAGATAACCCCAGGACCATGAACCGCAGGGCGGCCAAGGCGTAGTTATAGACGGGCACCGGCCTGTCCCGGTAAGGTTTGTCAGGCTTAAACTCCGGCAGGTGCGCCCGTTGAAACTCCTTGATCAATTCCCGGCACTGGCCGGAGAGCACCAGGCCCCCGGGTCTATTGCACTTGGCATTCTCCAGCCTTTCGGCGATCAGGTTGGCCCCGGCGTTCTCTTCGTCGGTAACCGCAACCGCCCACAGGCGCTCCTTTTTCAGCCGGTCGATGAAGCGGGGCTCAGACGGATCGCAAAAGAATTTCCTGATGCCGAATTCCTTAGCCAGCTTCAGGGCCACCCGGACCATCTCCGGGAGATAGACCCCGCGCTTGTAAAACTCCTGGAGCAGGACCAGGTTGTCAGCAGGCAGAGGCTCATAGCGGCCCACCAGGATGACCGACGGCCGTCCCAGCCCCCACTGGACCCCGGCGTAATTTTTCGGCTCAATGCTCATAGCTTCCTCAGGCTCCGGTAGTAGTCCAGGTTGCATAGCACCCAGCGGCCCGCCTGGTCCTTCTTGGCCGGGATTTTGCCCGCATTGAGCAACCGCAAGGTGGTCTGCGGGTGCAGGTTCAAAAAAGCCGCGATGCCCTTGATGCCCCGGAAGAACTCCAGCTTCAGGGGATGGCCGGCGAGGGCCTCGGCTTCCTTGACAGCCTTTGGATCGATAAAACTTTCTTCTTCCATCTCAAATCCTTCTCCAGGTCTGCTTGAGGTACTCCGCCAGGAGCAGCCCGGCGGCGATACCGTCATCCTTCTGACGGCTTAACGGCGCTTGCGGCCACAGCCTCCGGGCCATGCCCAGCACCAGCCTTTTCTTGGCCTGCACCATTTGGGATTTGGTCATGGCCTGTCCCAGGTGCCCGCCGATCTCCAGGTGAAAATGCGACTGCCAGGTCCGGGGATGGACAATTTTGACCTGTGGGATTTCCCAGGCCAGGCACAGCCCCTGCCAGACCCCGAAATTCTCCACCAGGGTGGCCAGCCGGAAGGCGTGTTGCCTTGTAGTGTCCTGACGCACCTGGATGCGCTCGATGGCCGCGGACTTGATCAAATCCCGGTGTGGCAGGATGTCCTTCCAGGCCAGCCAGGGCCCACAGGCCACAACCTCGCCCCGGCCATCCAGGATGCCCCAACCCCCGTTCATTCCGGGGTCAATGCCCAGGTAGCAATCTCTCATTGGCTCGGTCCCTTTCGTGACTGCCGCTCCTGCTTTTGGGCTTGAAGCAGTAGCCTGACCCTGCTCAAGAATTCCTGGAACCAGTCCCAGGCGCCCACGAGCAAGAGAAACGACAATCCCGCAGCAATGACGCCCCAGCCCGCGGCGAAGGCCAACTTAAAGCTTTCCAGCATCGGTCGCCTCCACTGTGCGGGATTTCTTCCCTTCGGTGTCACACATAAACGTGTCTCTCCGGGAGCAGGCCACGCCGCCCAGGTAGTCCCGGCAGACCGGCTCGCCGGGTGGCTCAAACAACCCCGGCTCCCTGGGGATCCATTTCGGGCATTCGACCAGTTGGTCAGCCCCCAATGGTAGCCTTCGACCATGGCTTTCTTGATAGTGGCTCATATATATAGCCCTATATATAGGGAGGCATGAGCCACCCCTAAGTAGTTGATTTTTCTTGGCTCATTTGGCCGTGAGCCAGAAAACCCGTGAGCCACCAGGAATCTTTTGGAATATTCAATAGTTGCGTGGCTCATTTGACCGTGAGCCAAAAAATGGCTCATGAGCCAATGAGCCACTTTCGGGTTTGGCTCATTTACCGGTGAGCCAGATTTTGACCCAAATGCCGGTTTAATCATTGAAATTGAATAGTTACCCTGGCTCACGAGACCATGAGCCAGTTTTCCAATCGTGAGCCACTGTTCCGTTTTCATTGTTTAATCAAGACCTTCCCGCCTTTGAGCACGATCCAGGTGTTCATGGCGTTTTCTACGGCTCGCCTGGCCGTGGACAGGCTGCAACCGGCGCGTTTACTGATCTCTTCGCTCAGGGCCCGCTGGCTCTTGGCCTCGCCGCCCATATCCTCCAGGGTGGCCACCACCAGGGTGTGGGGCGCCAGCACGTCTTCCTGGGTCGGCCAGTGGATAAAATCCTGGTTCCGGTCCAGCAGGATGGGCGGGCGGTCCGGCCCGTTCCTGATCTTGTCGAACCGCATGAGCCGGAGAATTTGCTTATCCATCCCTTTCTTGTTGAGCAGAGCGATCATGGTGTCGGCCCAATCTCTGATGCTGGAAGCGCCCCGGTACTGCCAGATATCCCGCGTGCCGTCCTGGGGCTTGCCGTGGTGGTGCACCACGATCCAGGCGCACCCGGTCAGCCGGGACAAGTGCGTGAGGTTGTCCAGAAGCCCCCGCATGGCCACGTTGTCGTTTTCGTTGGTGCGGTGATAAGAACTGAGGGGATCGAGGATCACCACCTCCGCCCGGCTGTTTTCCAGGATGTTTTTCAGGTCCTGGAGGCTCTTGCGGTTCGCCAGGTCGATTCGGAAGGCCGGGTCCACCAGCATGACGTTGGGAGCGCCCTGTACTTCCAGGCCGACGAGAATACGGCGCAGCCGGAATTGCACCGAGTGCAGGGGGTTTTCCGACTGCACCATCAATATCCGGCGGGGCCGGGGAACCTCCAGGCCCCATAACTCGATGCCATGGCTGAGCCGCACCGCCATTTCCAACGTCAGCAACGACTTTCCCACCCCGCTTTCCCCGGTAACGATCATGCCGGCGCCCTCGGGGAATATCCCTTCGCCGATGATCTCCGGCGGTTTCTGCAGGGTCCGGGCGAGCAACTGGGTGGCGGTCAGGACCGTGGGGGCATCGTCTTTCTTGCCCTTGCGCTCTTCTGCCTTTGCAATGGACTGGAGAGTGCGGACCAGCTCCGCCTCCGAAAGCGGCGGATGGTTATTGGCATTCCAGGCCCGCAGGATCTCCAGGGCCTCATCCCCGGTGATCCCCCGCCCCAGGAGCCGGCCGGCCAGCTTGGCCGCGGCATCGTTTCGGCTGCCCTTGGGCAGGCCCTGCCAGAGTTCGGCCCAGGCGGAAACCGAAGCGGAAGTCGCTGGTTTTGCCTCTCTGTGGCGTCCCAGGGTGTCCTTGATAAAACTGAGGGTCACCGCGGGCAACTCCGCCACCTCGATGTCTGCCGGCCCCACGTGGGGCAGCCACCGGTACTTTTTGCCGTTGACAGTGCTGTCGGGAATGAGCACGTATTGCCCTGGGCTGGTGCGGATTTCCAGTTTCATCCCGGAGCCGTTGGGCTTGACCGGCTCCAGCCCCACAGGACGCTGGTATAACCGGATGATCATGCCTCGCCAGGTCTCCCAGGCCACGGTGGGAGGGAGCTTCCCCTCCCGTTCCAGCTTCACCAGGAACTTTGCGGCTTCCTGGTCATCCGGATCGAGGGCCAGATACCGGTCAAGCCTCAGGGCCAGGTTGCATCCCGGGTACCTTTCCATGGCCTCTTCCAGGGCCTCCAAGGAGGCGTGCGGCCAATCCTTGACGAAAGGCGGTCCTTTCTTGCCGGAGGCTATGGGGATGACCGGGGTCAGCATTTATCAGGCCCCACCAGTACCTTCTGGTTCAGCAGCTTCTTCCATCCGCGCCTTCCTGTCCCATTCATCCAGGACCCGAAAAAACCCGGAGATGTTGGCTATCATTTCCCGGGCATCCTCCCGGGAAAAAGTCCTGCCGGTGCGCTCTCCCCAAAAAGCCCGGGTTTCTTCGATAAAGTCGTCTGGGTGCTCTTCTTTCACGTTGCCGGTCCCTAAAAAAGAAAGGCCTCTGAGAGGCGGCCCGGCAAAGGCTCTCCCAGAGGCCACTTAACGTCCAACGGACATTTAAGCCTGATTTATTGGCTGCCGGGCCTTACTCGATTACTCTCTAACGAGTAAGGCGCGACAAAAGG